GCGAACAATATGGCCTGCAACAAGGTCAAAATTTTAGTGATATCTTGAAAATCGTGGGTATAAAAAAGGCTCACGGCAATTGGAGTCCAACAGCATGATGGAAGGATTAGACACGTCAGCATGGGATAGGTGGAAAGCCTACCGGACAGCGATACGCAAACCGATCAAACCTGCCAGCGAACACGCCATGCAGATGAAACTGGTCAAGTACGGTGCTGACCAAGATGCGGTGGTCAACCAGTCGATCAGCAACCAGTGGCAGGGGTTGTTTGACCTCAAGGTGTCAAAGCCTGCGCCCGGTGAAAAGCCTGTCAAAACTGACAAGCAAATTGCCGCTGACAACGAACGCTGGCAGCAGATGCAAGATCGTTGCGGGCGCGAATGGGATCGACACCTTGCCGAGCCTCTCGCAAAACTAAAATTGGCCGACGCGTTGCTTGCCCGCTACATGGTGCGGCAGGATGAGATCGGCCATGAGGATCGGATGGAATGGCTACGCGATCAGATGGCGGGTCTGCTGCGTGAGGCTAACGCGGCAAAGGTCTACGGTGACCCACACTTACGTTCGACGGTGTGGCAGGTTTTTGGTGACCGAGGGATAGCGAGGTTGAAACAACGTGCAGCCGCTGAACAAACGAACCCGAATATGGTGGCAAATATGGCTGACCCGGTGCATCAACGAGGCGCGTTGTGATCCCGTCGGCGGCGATGTTTCACAAGGACTGGCAAGAATTCAGCCCCGAAAAACGGCTGGAAGTCCAAAAGTTACTGCAACAGTTGATGGCGCACCTCGGCGCAAACGAAGGAAACGACTGCACCTTGCACGACGACCTGTTCGTGTGGTTCCGAAACCTGTTTTTCACGACTGACCCACGGTTCGACGCCGCCTGCGGTAGCCTCAATTTCGTCCTACGCGCACGCCTCTGGCGGTTGTACACGCTTTGTTGGGCTTGTGAGCAGGCGCTGGACAAGGGCGACATTGTGGACATCGGCACCTATGATGGTCGGGCGCTGGAGGTCGTGCTGCGCTACCAAACGTCACTGCCTGCCGTCCACGCCTACGACCTGTTTGACAACGTGCCGAAAGAAGCCCGCAAGGCTGACCACGGCCCCGACCTCTACGAGCAGGTATGCCAGCGCCTCGCGCCCTTTGGCGCCACGGTTTACAAAGGCGACATCTGCGCTGTTACCGCCCTGCCCGACCAAATCGGGTTTTGCCAAATCGACCTCAACAACGCCGAGGCTGAGGGGTATATTTTCCCGCTTGTGTACGAGCGACTGCAGCCGGGTTCCATTGTCGTTTTTGACGACTACGGGTTTCGCCGATACCGTGAATCAGCCCTGACGCATCAACGGTTCCTACAGGGCAAAGAGCAAGTGTTGGAACTGCCGACCGGGCAAGGGCTTTTGGTCAAGCGATGAGGTACGCCGCCCGCCGTGACTCCAACGCTGGCGTCATCCTCGACGCCCTCCGTAAGGCTGGGTTCACGGTCATGGACTTCAGCCTAGCCGGCCAAGGCATCCCCGACGCCCTTGTGACGCGGGCGCTGCCGGACGGCACCCCGTGGGTGTGCTGGGTAGAGGTCAAGATGCCCAAGGGACGCCTTAAAACCGCGCAGGAGGCGTTTATGGGCGTTTTTGAGCCAAGGGGCGAGCATTACGTCGCCCGTGACGCAGAGGCTGCTATACGCGAACTCTACGCCCGGTACACCGCCGCGATTAGGCCGGAGCAACTCCGTTGAGCAACGCCTTGCGCTGGCCCTTGTAGTGGGTGATGGACGGGCGCGGATAAACGTTGGCGGCCTCGGGTAAACAGGCGAACTCAAATTCGGGTAGGTAGGTCACCCACGACGCCGGCAGCGAGTTGACGTAATCCCGCAAAACCTCTTGGTCGCCGTACCAACGTTTGAACTTGGGCGGCAAGGCGGCATAAGTCTCGGCCATTGCCTCCCATGCCCCGCTACTAGCCGTAATCGTGCAGCAGCCAATTATGGGGTACACCTCATCCAGCGTCTTGCCGGCATATTCGCTGTAGTCCTGCCCGCGCTGGTGGATGTTGAACATTGCGTCACGGTTGAACGAACGACGGCAGGCGGCGATGTGATGGTCGTCCAGTAAGAGTTCGACGTTGATCGGCTTATTCACGATCATGTCGGTGTCCATGTACATAGCAGGCTCGGTCAGCCCCAACCCGGCAAACGCTTGGGTACGCCAGAGCATGAGGTATTCGCGGTCGCCATCAGTCGGGGCTGTCCACGTCACGCCGGGCACGGTGCGCGTATCGTGGTCGGTGACCTGCACAATCTCGGCGGCCGGGTTGTGCCGCCGCAGTGATTCCACCATCCGCGCCGGCATGGCAAGGTCTGGGCCGACGTGAAAGAATACAAACGTCATGTTGCAACCGTAGCACTGACGGGATAACCTCGCAATGCGGAGGCTCTATGTCGCATAAAGACGCAGCAGAATTTGTCGGGGTTTTACTGCACAGCAGCACGGCAGCCCACTTCCTTCATTTGCAGACGGCCTCATACCCCGCCCACAAGGCACTTGGTCATTACTACTCAAACATCGTGGATTTGGCCGACAAGTACGCCGAGGCGTATCAAGGCCACCACGGCATCATCCCGCTGGACGACTACCCCGAGGGGTTCAAGGTACAAAAGGACGCGGCCGCCTACGCCGAGAGTTTGCTGAAGTTTGTTAAGGGCATCCGAGGCGACCTGCCCAAAGACACTGACTTGCAGAACATCGTGGATGAGATCGTGGGCGAGATCGCCAGCCTTGTTTACAAGTTGGACAGGTTTAAGTAAATGGCCGCCGACCGCAGCCGCCTTGCCGCTGCCCTCGCCTACAAACAAGCCGAGGAAGAACGCCGCCGACGTATGCTGGAGTCGATCCCGACGCCGGCTGGCACAACCCCCGCCCAACCCGCACCGCAAACAGACTTTCGCACTAACCTAGAAAACCTGTCCATTGGGGTAGGCGAAGGGCTGACCAACCAGTTAGAAGGCATCAAGGGCATGGTCACCGACCCCGTAGGCACGGCCAAGGGCGTCTACGAGGCCGGCAAAGCCGTTGTGCGTGACCCTGCCATTATCGCCAGCGCGTTACGCCAAATGGGCCAGAAAGCGATGAGCGGGCCGTTAGGCGCAGGCGAGGTCATTGGCGAGATGCTCGGCCCTCGCAAAACCGGCCCTGTTATGGCGGAACTGGACGTATACCACGGCACCCCGCACCGTTTCCCGGGCACAGAGGCCAACCCGCTCGGTGAGTTTGACGCCAGCAAGATCGGCACGGGTGAGGGGGCGCAGGCTTACGGGCATGGCGTGTATTTGGCTGAAAATCCCGGCGTTGCTGATATGTATAGAAAAACATTGACGCAGACCGATGATTTTGTGGACGGGGAATTGCTTGATTCAAGCATTCCAAAACACCTCTTGGCTCGTGTTTTAAGTGATGAATCTGGCAATGTTTTGGCGGCTAAAGAATCGTTGCAAAATCTAGCTAGGCCGGGCGCGTCAAAATCTGTTGCCAATTCAGCCAAGCAAGCCTTACAACTGCTTGAAAGTGGCCAACGACCAGCCTTGCAATCAGTTAAGCCGGACGGCTCCCTCTACAAAGCCGACCTACCCGACGAAATGGTAGATCGGATGCTGGATTGGGATAAGCCGTTAAGTGAGCAAAGCGACTTTGTGAAGAAAACACTCGGCGTTACAGAAGGGTATTTTGCTGTGCCATTGTCTAGCGGCGAAAAAATGTACGCACATGGTAAAAGCATGGCAGGCGTAGATTTGATCAATGAACTAACGTCTTTGATGGGTGAAGGCAACAAAGCAGCCGCGTCAGAGTATCTGAAATCAAAAGGCATCCCCGGCATCCGATACCTAGACGCAGGCAGCCGAGGCCAAGGCGGCAGCGGCACACGCAACTTTGTCGTGTTCCCCGGCGAGGAAAAGAAGGTCAAGATTCTTAAACGAGAGTAAGACGCCCACCGCCTCTGCATCAATGTACGCGGTGGCTATCTCAAACGATTGTTGCACGGAATAAACAATAGCCATATATTCACAACGCTATGCCAGCAGGACGACCTAAAGGTAGCCCAAACAAGTCCACCGCCGTGGCACGAGAGGCTATTGCACGGTTCGTAGACGGCAATGCAGACCGCTTACAAGGGTGGCTAGATCAGATCGCAGAGGAGAAGGGGCCACAGGCTGCCTTTGAGTGTTTCAGCACCCTGCTGGAATACCACGTTCCCAAACTCGCCCGCCAAGAGATCACAGGCAAGGAAAACGGCCCGGTCAAGGTACAGATCGGATGGATGGCACCCGAATAATCCTCCCCTATTGCCCACGCAAGGCGTTCATGCCGTTCCATGAGCGCACTAAACGCTGGGCTTGCCTCGTAGCACACCGCCGCGCAGGTAAGACCGTCGCCGCCGTCAACGACATGATCCGCGCTGCTGCGATGTACCAAGGGCCTTACGGGCTGTTCGGATACGTCAGTCCGTACAGGTCGCAGGCCAAGGCAATTGCTTGGCAGTATTTTAAGGACGGCGCACACCCTATAACTCAATCGGTCAACGAGCAGGAACTGACCATCACCCTCATCAACGGCAGCCAGATACGGCTGTACGGGGCCGAAACCGCAGACAATATGCGCGGACTGGGGTTCTCGGGCGTATACATGGACGAATTCGGTGACTTTAAGCCCAGTGTATTCGGCAACGTCATACGCCCGGCGCTGTCGGACAAGCAAGGTTGGGCTGTATTTGGCGGTACACCGAAGGGCAAGAACCAGTTTTGGGAGATTTACGAGACAGCAAAGCGCCTGCCGGATGAATGGTTCCTGTTGCGCCTCCCCGCTTCATCGTCGGGGTTGTTGCCCGCTGGCGAATTAGCCGCAGCACGGGCGCAGTTGGCCGAGGATCAGTACCTACAGGAGTACGAGTGCAGTTTCGAGGCAGCCATCCAAGGCGCGTACTTTGGCAAGGAGATGCGTGAGGCGCAGGATCAAGGGCGCATCTGCCACGTCCCGCACGACCCCGGGCTGCCCGTGTTTACGGCATGGGACTTGGGTTACCGCGACGATACGGCGGTGTGGTTTTACCAACTTGGGCGCGGGGAAATCCGCGTCATCGACTTTTACGCCGTGAGCGGCGAGGACATCCATGACATCGCTGCCGTGGTTACGGGCAAACCGTACAAGTATGCTCGTCATTACCTACCGCACGACGCCCGGGCCAAGAGCCTGCAGACGGGCAAAAGCATCGTGGAGCAGTTGGCCGCCCATCTGGACATCGCCAAACTGGCCGTGGTG